TCAAATTTGTATATCTCAAGACGCCAAATCCTATGCAAGAGAATGTCTTGTCATTCATCCAAGACTTCCCTAAAGAATTAGATCTACATAAGTATGTGGACTATGAACTACAGTTTAATAAGTCATTCATTGAACCCATGAAAATTATCATGGACTGCATTGGATGGACTGTTGAAAAAACCAATACCCTTGAAAGTTTCTTCCTATGAGTGAGATTAATATTCAGGCAGTGCATCCATTTGGTCCTGCCTTACTTGAAGTCGATTGTCCTATGGACCTTATCAATGGTCTTAATGACCTGGTTGATAATATGGATGATGAAACTCTGGAACTTTGTTCCAACAAACATACGAAAAATCCCAACTTCCCAAACCTACTCAACAGGGGATTTGAGATCATTTATCTTCTGAAGGATCAAGTTGAAAAATTGACTTTAGATTCTTTCATTTTGGCAATGTCTCAACAGTATTTGACTTATCTGGGTCGTCCATGTGATACCTTGAATATTCCTGCCCCAGATTGGGATGATAGATATTCTGATATATGGATAAACAGGTACTTTAAAGGTGACATTACTCCTCCACATGGCCACAACCACTTTTTGTCTGGAGTAATTGTTTTGAAACTTCCAGAGAATATTCCTGATGATTTGGATATGCCAGATCGCCCTGATAGGTCTTTGGAATTCAACCATAATGATGAACTATATCTCCCTAAACAGGAGGTAGGTAAAATGTATATCTTCCCTAGTCATCTTAGACATTGGGTTCACTTCCATGTTTGTGATGAAGAAAGGAGATCTCTTAGTTTTAACGTAGGCGCATGAAACAGTGGATTGTATCTTGGTCTAATGATGGAGTATATTGGTCCCAAGAAAATATGAGAATTTTTGAGGGTTACGAAGCTGCCACTTGGTTTGCAAAAACCCAAGAGAATGAGTATAATTATGTGAGAATGCATGAAGTAAAGGATGGTATTTGATTATGGATTTTTTAAAAGACATTGTTAAAGAGATTGGCGATGACTACACCCAACTGGCCTCAGATATTAACGAATCTGAAGTATTCGTTGACACTGGTTCGTTCATCTTTAATGCTCTTTGTTCTGGGTCTCTCCATGGTGGGATCTCTGATAGGAGAATCACTGCTATCGCTGGCGAATCTTCTACGGGCAAAACCTTCTTTTCTCTCTCTGTTGTCAATAATTTTCTTCAATCTAATCCAGACGGGTATGTTCTGTATTTTGATACAGAAGCCGCAATTAACCGTCAACTTCTAGAAGATAGAAATATTCCCCTGGATAGGTTTGTGGTTGTGAATGTGGTTACCGTTGAAGAGTTTCGTAGTAAGGCTCTGAAGGCGGTAGACATGTATTTAAAAAAACCTGAAGAAGAACGCAAGCCCTGTATGTTTGTGTTAGACTCTCTAGGGATGCTTTCCACTGAGAAAGAGATCACAGATGCACTCAACGACAAGCAAGTTCGGGATATGACCAAATCCCAACTTATCAAAGGTGCTTTCCGTATGCTCACACTCAAGTTGGGTCAAGCGAAGATTCCTATGTTAGTAACCAACCACACTTATGATGTCATCGGCGCTTATGTTCCTACAAAAGAAATGGGTGGTGGCAGCGGTCTTAAGTACGCCGCTTCTACTATCATCTATCTCTCAAAGAAAAAAGAAAAAGACGGAACAGAAATCGTTGGAAACATTATCAAAGCTAAGGCTGCTAAGTCGCGTTTAACAAAGGAGAATAAAGATGTGGAAATTCGTCTTTATTATGATGAGCGTGGTCTTGATAGATATTATGGTCTTCTTGAGCTCGGTGAGATTGGCGGTCTCTGGAAGAACGTTGCTGGACGTTACGAAATGAATGGGAAGAAAATCTACGCGAAACAAATCTTGGCTGACCCAGAAACTTACTTCACTGAAGAAGTTATGGAACAACTGGAAGAAGTCGCCAAGGGACAATTTACCTATGGATAAATTCATCAAGACTTTTGATCGAGTCTTTGATGATATTACTTGTCAGTCCTTGATTGCTATATTTGAAGACTCCTTATATCAAGAGAGGATTGACAACGCAGGCCGGCCGAATTTCACGCAAGTAAATCTCAACGATCATAAAGAGTACTCTAAGTTTACTCAACTATTAACTTATAAGATAGTTGATGTGATGAAAGAGTACAAAAAGGATTTAGAAGAATTTACTGCCTGGTGGCCTCACAAATTGTATTTGGAACAATTCAGAATCAAAAAATATGAACCAGATTCTGATGATATGTTTGATCTACATGTAGATGTTCAGGATCATGATTCATCCAAAAGATACCTGGCGTTTCTTGTTTATTTGAACGATGGATTTACTGGAGGTCAGACTGCTTTTCCTTATCATGATTTGACCTTTGATGCAGAACCTGGTAGAGTCTTGGTGTTTCCTCCTACTTGGCAGTATCCACATATCGGATTCCCTGTTCAGGAAAAACCAAAATACATTATGAGTACATACTTGCACTACAATTGATGGAGACGATCGAAAATACTATACTGAAGAATCTTCTTATCAATGAAGATTATGCTCGGAAGGTTTTGCCCTTTATCAAGACAGAATATTTCGACAATACTCATGAGAAAGTAGTCTTTGAAGAGACTGCAAAGTTTATTGCCCAATACAATAAACTTGCAACAAGAGAAGTTCTCCACATTGAATGTGAAAAGAGAAGTGATATCAATGATACTACATATAAAGAAGTCTGCGAGTACATTGATAATTTTGATTCGGAACAATCGAATCATGAGTGGCTTGTAACTCAAACCGAGAAGTGGTGTCGTGATCGTGCAATTTATCTTGCTCTTGTAGAGAGTATTGGTATTGCTGATGGTAATAATGAAAAGAAGGGTGTAGATGCAATTCCTTCTATTCTCTCTGATGCTCTGGCAGTATCCTTCGATAATCATGTTGGTCACGATTACTTAGAGGATTATAGTGAACGTTATGACTTCTATCACCAGAAAGAAGATAAGATTCCCTTTGATCTTGAGTTCTTTAACAAGATTACGAAAGGTGGTCTTCCTAACAAGACTCTTAATGTCGCTCTTGCTGGGACAGGTGTTGGTAAGTCTCTTTTCATGTGTCATATGGCTAGCTCCGTTCTGCTTAACGGACGTAATGTGCTTTACATTACAATGGAAATGGCAGAGGAGAAAATTGCTGAACGTATTGATGCAAACCTTTTGAATGTCCCTGTTCAACAACTGACAGATTTGCCTCGTCAGATGTTTGAAACAAAAGTTAGTAACCTTGCAAAGAAGACACAAGGAACCCTTATAATTAAGGAGTATCCTACAGCATCAGCACACAGTGGACACTTTAGGGCACTTCTTAATGAACTTGCACTTAAGAAGTCATTTAAACCTGATATTATTTTTGTTGATTACCTTAATATATGTGCTTCCTCACGATATCGCGGTAACCTTTCTGTCAATTCATATAGCTATATTAAGGCGATTGCAGAAGAGTTACGAGGGTTGGCTGTTGAGGCAAACGTCCCTATCGTATCTGCCACGCAGACCACTCGCTCTGGTTATAATAGCAGTGATGTTGACCTTACTGATACTAGTGAATCCTTTGGTCTTCCTGCTACTGCTGATCTTATGTTTGCCCTTATTAGCACCGAGGAACTTGAATCCTTAGGTCAGATTATGGTTAAACAATTGAAGAATAGATACAATGATCTTTCGGTAAATAAAAGATTTGTAGTTGGCATTGATCGCGCAAAGATGCGTTTATATGACTGTGAACAGTCTGCTCAGAATGATATACTTGACTCTGGGCAAGAAGAAGAGTATGATCATCAAGATAAGATCCAGTCCAAAAATAAGTTCTCTAAGTTAAATTTCTAATGGAAAAAGATTTCAATAAACAGTTTATTGAGGAATATTGGTTAGATGTACATACATCACAATGTTTACTTGATTTTGCCCAACAGTTAAAAGATCAGGGATTGATGTATCTTGGTAAATCGGGCATTAATGGAAACGTTAATAGTATTATCAAAGATTGTCTAGAAGTTTCTTTGAGTGAGATTCCTCCTCAAGTTATGGATGGAGATGATTTTACAAGTTATGGGTTGAATACTTATAAGGATCATCTCATGCAAAAAGCCACAGAGTATTCTGACAAGTATCTTGGTGGTCTTCCTATCTGTACTGTTGGTCCTCCTAAAATTCAATGGTATGACCCTGGTCAGGCATACTATGCAGAACACTTTGATAATGGAATGGAACATGATCATAGGTTAGTTGCGTTCATTACATATCTTACTGATATTGAAGAAGGTGGTGGTACTCAATTTATTCACCAGAATTACACTGTAAAATCTCAAAAGGGAAAAACAGTATTCTTCCCAGCAGGTTATACTCATCTTCATAAGGGTGTGATTGCTCCTAATGATACCAAAGTAATTTTCACTGGATGGTTCCAGTGGTTCACGGCCCTTGACGAAACCGTCCAAAGAAGTGTAAAATAACTACAAACAGACTTTTAATATGAAAATCGATTTTGAACGCTATCAAAAATTTGTTGATGCTGTTACTAGCGACGCCTCTACTGATTTTCTCGCGCTTTCCGACCGCCTTGTTACCCTTGATGAGAAGGGTGCCAATATTGAGCGACTTCTTACTGCGGGTGTTGGTATTAATGCTGAGGGTGGGGAGTTTCTTGAAATCATCAAGAAGATGGTTTTCCAAGGAAAACCTTGGAACGACGCTAACCGTGAGCATCTTATTATTGAACTCGGTGATCTTATGTGGTACGTTGCTCAAGCCTGCATGGCACTCGAAGTTTCCTTCGATGATGTGATTGCTCGTAACGTCAAGAAACTTGAAAGTCGTTATCCTGATGGTTCCTTCGATGTGTACTACTCTGAAAACCGCCAGGAGGGAGATCTGTGATTAAGGTTGAGTTTGAAAAATCTGAAGCGGCTGCAATCATGCAGTTGCTTCTGGAAGAACAAAAAGAATATAGTTTTGAACACGCTCCAAAACGAATTGATGAAATTCGAAGTGCGATCAACAAACTTGATGATGCATTGACAGAACATCTACTTGAGGACAAAGAAGATGTTCTCATGCCTGTCGGTGAGGTGAATGCATGAAACTACTGACTCTTGAAGACTACCAAAAGGCAGGAGAAACATTCTGGCCTAAGTACTGGTACGTTGCCAAAGAATTGGGTGAAGGTGCTAAGGCAGAAGACATCCTAAAGGTTATGGAAGCAGTTGGTGGTGTTGCACTAAAGATTGCACTGGAAGAAAAAGAAGGTCCATTCGGATTCAATAAGCAACAAGAAGAAAACGACTAATAAATACCCCCGTAAGGGGGTTTTTTCTTATGGCTAGCGGAGTAAAAATCGGTAACGTTGCCGAAGGTGCGTTTGTTTGTGCTCTCGGTCTTATGATCGCAAAAAACGAAATCGCTCCAACTGCATCTTCTAGTAGATTGAATCGGTGGGAGTTGTCGCCAACCCCATATAATGTTAAGAAATTGATGCAGAAATTTAACCCAGAGAGTTGGGTTAATGGTGGATCACAAACCATCGAGATCTATAACGGTCAGGCACATCTAAAATCCAAGGCAAAGAAAACTGCCTCTAGATTATCTACCGATGATCCAAATCAAGTTGCAACTGACATTATGAAGGTTACCCTAACGGTTCAACTTAATCAAGGTGAAGTTGAGGGATTTTACGGTGAGAACATAAACGTAGATCACAAAGATTGGCCAACTCTTAATGGTATTATTCAGCAAATGGTCAAGGGTAGTGGTAGATATAAAACGGTAATTGAAAAAGTAAAACAAAAGTATCTTGCGAATACAAGGGCAGAATACATTAATGTTGACATTGCGGCTATGGGTGCATCGGGTGCCCTTACTGGTGGTTCTATTAAAGGTGATGTTACTTTGGACGTAAAGATAACTCCAATGGCCATTACTGGACAACAGAATGGTCCTTCTGGTAGACCTATTAGACTACCTAGAATGAGTTACTCTTTGAAGGCCTCTAGTACTCCACCAAAAACAATTTCTAACCAAGGACCTATCGATACTATTGCTCAGTTCGAACAGAAATTTGGATTAAATATTGTTAAATCTAAGGATAGAAATTTGAATCCAACTATTGGCAATATTAGAAATGGGACATTTAATTATGTTCAGGATAGTGTCGCTCAA